CATCGAAACAGATTTGACAGGCTTTGGACAGGATTACGGTTTCTCTAATGACCCATCTACATTAATTAAGGTGGCTATTGACAGAGCTAGGAAAAGAATCTATCTTAAGGAATGCTTTTACGAACAGGCATTGAATACAGGTCAGCTCTTTGAGTATAACAAACAATTTGCAGAGAGGAATCTGATAGTAGGAGATAGTGCAGAGCCTCGATTAATATCAGAGCTTAGACAAAGAGGATTAAACATAGTGGAAGCTGAGAAGGGAACAGGGTCAGTTACTGCTGGTATCTCTCTGATGCAAGAGTATCACATAGTCATAGATGCAGAGAGTAAAAACATGATAAAAGAATTCAACAATTATTCATGGGTAGAGAAGACAAACAAGAGCATTCCACAAGATGCATATAACCATTGCATAGATGCTGCTAGGTATTTTATCTATAAGACACTAAAGAATCCAAACAGAGGTAAATACTACGTAAGGTAGGGAGGTACAAATAATCAATTTAAAGTTATAATTATATGAAAGCGGAAATATTCGTTCCTGAGAATCTATCAGAAATTACACTTGAGCAATATCAGTATCTGATGTCTATACAAAAAGACACAGACTCTGATGAATTCGCTGCACGTAAAATGATAGCTGTGCTATGTAAGATAGCTCTATCTGATGTATTAAAGATTCAATACTCATCGGTTACTGAGTTAGTACAAAAGTTTCAGACGATACTTAGAGAAGATACTCCATTCATTCACAGGTTTAGTTTAGCTGGTACAGAATTCGGCTTTATTCCTGATTTAGAAAACATCTCATTCGGTGAGTATATAGATGCTGAGAAGTATCTAGGTGATTGGTCAACAATGAATAACGCAATGGCTGTACTTTATAGACCTATCAAAAAGAAAAGCGGAGAGAAATACGAAATAGAGCCATATGAAACATCTGCTACTTATGCAGAAGTAATGAAAGCTGCTCCTTTAAATGTGGTGATAGGATGTCAGGTTTTTTTTTGGAATTTAAAAAGAGACTTATTGAGCGCTATGATGGACTATTTAACGGAGCTGTTACTGACGATGGAGGAGGAGACTATAGCGGAACATCTCAATTTGCCAAAAGATGGGGGTGGTATCAGAGCTTATATGTCCTCGCTCAAGGAGATGTTAGAAGATTTAACGACATTACCGAGCTATCAACCCATCAATGCCTAACCTATCTCTCATTTGAAAAGGAGAAGGTTACACTAGAGAATAATGAAATAAAGAAAAGACTGAAAAGATGATAGGATATCAATACTTACTAGACCAATTGAGAGCAGAGATAGCTACTATTCCAATGGTCAACACAATTACACAAGGCGCATTAGATGATATTGATAACTATAAGCAGTCAATCTTTCCTGTTGTTCATTTAATAGTTAACTCAGTATCACCTAGCTCAAATACTTTAGAGTTTAACATCTCTATTGTGGCTATGGATGTGGTGGATATATCAAAAGATGAAACCACAGATAAATTCTATGGCAACGATAATGAGATATATGTACTAAACACCACACTAGCTATACTTGTACGGATAATTGACGTACTTAGAAGAGGAAGCCTATCAGATAAAAATATAGAGTTAACAGGTACAGCAGCTCTTGAGCCTTTTACAGAAAGATTTGAGAATTATCTAGCTGGATGGACAGCTACAGTTAGCATACTTGTTCCAAATGAAATGAGTATCTGCTGATGATGACAGGTCAACAGGTAAGAAAGGAGCTAGAGAAGTTTCAAAAGTACGTGATAACACAAGCACGTGCTAACCTGACCCGTTTAAAAAAGAATTCCTCCAAAACATTATACGATTCCTTAAAGGGGAATGTGTCATATAAGAGAGGAGATTATACCGTAGAGATTGAGATGGAATACTACGGGAATTTTATTGATAAGGGAGTAAGCGGAAAGAACAAAAAATACGATACTCCTTATTCGTATAAATCAAAAATGCCTCCTCCATCCGCTTTAGATAAATGGATAGTAAGAAAGGGCATAGCTCCCCGAGATAAAAATGGAAAATTCATAACTCGGAAAAGTTTACAGTTTTTAATAGCTAGAGGGATATATAAAAATGGAATAGCTCCTAGTTTATTTTTAACTAAACCATTTGATAAAGCAGTAGCTACTTTACCACAAGATGTAGTAACAGCATTTGGAATAGATATAGAAGCGTGGATGAGCGCAACAGTAGAAAAAATTAACAGGAAATAATGGCAAATAGAATATTCGCACGTTCACCATTTATTATTAGGGTAGATGAAGCTGGACAGCTAGGAAGTAAGATAGAGGTATTTATATGGAATGGAGGAGGCTCTGCTCCGCTTAACTATACTTATAAGTTTTCAAAGTTAGCTCCATCACCAACTAACACAGCTAACTACTATAACATATCACCTTACATTCAGGAGTATATTAACCACAATGCATGGCAAACAATTTACAACACTAATCCTCCTACACCTGATGGTCAATGGTGTAATGTTTATGTCATTAGATATAAATTAGCAGCTGGAGGTTATAGTGTGGTAAGCTCTGAACAGTATCAGGCTTTTAACGGTTACGGTTTTTATGAGGATGGCAGTAATCCACAGCTCACGAACTATTTCTTAGATGAAGGCACGTATTATTATAACTACGATGTAAATGCAGATTTTGTGAATGAGCCATTAAGCAGATGTGGTCATTTAACAGCTGAGAGAATTCTAGGTAGTTATTTGAAGTATACAAATTTAGTAACAGGTTCATACACTACTGTAGGTATGACTGCTGGAACAATTGAGGATTTCTATAGAGTATATCCTCCATACTACATGGATGGAAATAAGGTAGAGCTATTTAACTCCTCAGATGTACTACAAGCTACATGGTATTTTAGACCTATCGTAGAGTGCAGATATACACCTGTGGTGATTGATTTCGTAAACAGATATGGAGCATGGCAGAGAGAATTTTTCTTTAAGGCATCCAATGAAAACATGAACGTTAAAACGAATTCCTATAACCTAATGCAAACTAGGCTATACAACTATAGCGTAACAGAAGGTCAATCTAGAGAATTCAATGTTAACGGAAATGAAAGCATAAAGGTAAACTCAGGTCTACGAAATGAGGATTTCTTTAGCTCAATTAAGCAGTTAATGTTAAGTGAGAGAATCTTACTAAATGGTGAGCCTGTCAAATTAAAGACTAAGAACATAGAGAAATTCAAAGAGGTAAATACTAAGATAATTAACTACACTTTAGAATTCGAGTATGCATTTGATACAATTAATAATGTGATGTAATGAAAAGAACAGTACAGGTATATATAGAAGGTGAGAGAATAGAGTTATTTGATGATGAGAAAATTAATGTTAGCTCAACTATTCAAAACGTACAAGATATCTCAAAGGTCTTTACTGATTTCTCTCAGTCATTCACTGTACCAGCTTCACCTGTTAATAATAAAATCTTTCAGCATTTTTATGCCAATGAGGTAGACGGTACATTAAATCCAAATGTACGGAGAGATGCATTTTTAGAAATAGACCATACATTCTTCAGAAGAGGAAAGATACAACTAGAGAAAGCAGATATAAAAGATAGCGCTACAGATTCCTATGCGATTACTTTCTACGGTGATGTACGTACATTAAAAGATAGATTTGGAGAGGATAAATTATCTATGCTAGACTATTCAGCGTATACTCATCCTTACTCAGGAGCTGAAATACTAGAGAGAGTATCTAGCATAGTGAATGATTACGACGTGAGATATCCTCTTATCTCATCTAAGCGAGTATGGCAGTATAATGAGCCTACTACACCACTAGACAATATTGATACATTTACAGGAAGAATTTTCTATACTGAGCTATTTCCAGCTTTAAGAATCTCTAAGATATTTGATGTTTTTGAGGCTACATATGGAGTATCTTTTTTAGGTAACTTTTTGAATGACCCAAGATTTACAAATCTATTCTTGTATTTAAAGAACAGCGAAGTATTTTCATTCCTATCATCACCTATCAGAGTTAACATAACTAGTCAAACTAACTCGGGCTATTGGGATGATATATTTTATCCGTCAACAGACACAGCTCTATATACTTTTCAGAATACAGATGATGGCAGCGGTACTAACAATCTCTACGTAAAAATATTAAGCGCATCTACATCCGCTACTTATTACATTGACGTATATATCAATGGAGCATTAACGCAAACCATTACAGGAACAGGGGTAGCAGATTACGATGTAGGAGGAATATCTAACTCCTCAGGCATGAACTATGAGGTATACTATGAGATAAAAAGTACAGCAGCAGTTACTCTAGGAGTGCAGTTAAGAAATGAATTTTGGTATACATATGAAGACCCAACTACAGGTCAAATGTTACAAGGATATGACTATCAAATTGCCTATTGTGATGATGTTATTTTAACAGGAGATATCAATTTATCTACTAATATGCCTGACATGAAGGTAGCTGATTTCTTTTCAGGTCTATTAAAGCAGTTTAATCTTACCTGTTATCCAGCAGATGAGAATACATTCTACATTGAGCCTCTAGAGGATTGGTATGCAAAAGGTGGAGTATATGACATTTCAAAATATGTTATAACTGATACAATAGAAGTTAAGCGTGTGCCTCTCTACAAAAAGATAGAATTCTCATACGATAAGAGTGAGAGCTTTATGAACAATACGTTCAAATCATTCTTTAATAGAGCCTATGCTGACCTATCAGCAAACTTTACTTATGATGGTGGAGATATGCAGATTAAAGCTCCATTTGAAGAGCCTCTATTTAACAAGTTTACAGGAACAGAAATTCAAGTAGGATATAACCTAAAAGACTCTCCATCATTTGAACCATATGTTCCTAAGCCTACTATTCTCTATTTTAATGGAATGGAG